AATTCAGCTGCTGAAGGTTGGCATCAAGCTGTGCGGCTTGTGCGTCAAGGCGCTGTGCTTGCTGGGCTTGCGTGGCTTCGATCTCGCCATCGACGTTGAAGTCGTCGTAAAGCCACTCGCCATCTGCTAGCTGGATTAGCAGCGTTTCTTGGGTGATGTCGCCGTTCATGCGCAGCTTGATCAGCTCAGCGACGTGAGCGGGCTCCAGCATGCGAGCCACGAAGTCGTTGTTCACCATGCTGCTGCCGGAAGTAGGCAGGTTCAGGTAGGCGGCGTGGAATTGCAGGCAGCTGTCGATCAGGTTCTGTAGGCCGATAGCAACCGCTTGCAGGGCAGCATCACCTTGGCTGCGTTCAATGGCCTTGGATTCGGCAGCTTGGTTGGTCATGTTCTGACCGAGCACAGCAGCGAGGCCAAGTTCGGCGATCTGCTTCTCAATGCGATCCAGTTCAGTGAAGCGGGCTTGATAACTGGTGCCGGTGGGTTCGGTGAACTCAGCGCGGGCATCCACAGGGAAGGCCATGGCCGAGTTAGGGCCAGCCTCTAGCTCATCCACCTCTGCGGGCACGCCGAAGAGGTTGTATCGGGGGACAGCGGCGACGTGGAGGATGTTGGCCTGATCGGATTCGCAGCGGTAGGCCTTGAGGTTTAGCCAGGCGACTTCCTCTAGAGGCGGGGTGGATTCGAGGATGCCAGTGCGGTTGGCATAGGCCACCGCAAAGGGGATTTGATCAAGAGTGGTGGTGCCTTCGGAGATCAGCTCCCAGTCGCGGTTCTTGGATGCCTGCTTGCGGTAGAGACGGAAGCGGCCGATTTCGAGCACGCGAATCTGCTCCACGAGTTCTTCACCGAACTCGCCGTAGGGCACGATGACCTGCTCGCGCAGGCGCAGTTGCGTCAGCTGCTGGCTGCCGTTCACCACATCGCTGCGCCAGCCGAGGATGTCGCGGGGCGTGTAGCTGACCCAATAGGGGCGGCTGAAGTCCGTGACAGGTGAATCATCGCCTTCGTCACCACGGGGGAAGTCCACGAGCACACCGACGTGGCCGTAGCGGATGCACTTCCGCGCCAGATCCTGCAGGTAGACGTTGAGATCTGCACCGCTCAGATCCACGTCGTAGAGGTGCTCCTGGATGACATCAGGCACGTTGTCCAGACGTACTGGCTTGCGGGTGAGCATGCCGGCCAGCATCTGCTCTAGACGCAGCGTGTAGGGCGGACAGACCGAACGGGCCAAGCGTGCCTGATAGCTCTCGTCGTCTTCCTTGGGTTCCTGTGGCAGATACCGGCGGCCGGCCGCTTGCATGCCGAGGGTGCCAAGGCTGAGCTGCTCAATCAGGCGCCAGCGGGGTTCCATGCGCAACCACGGAATCCCAGGATCGTGAACCTGCAGATCCTTGATGGTGGTCAAGGCAAGGTTCAGATTGGTGGTCGCAGCGAGGGTATGCACCGGCTCTTTTAACTCTAGGTTTCCGGCGTTAAGTGGAGATCAACGCCTTACGAACGGTGTAGCGGGAGAGGTTGAGGCGGCTGGCGATCTTGGTCTGGCTCAGGCCTGCAGCGTGCAGACGGCGGATGCGCTGCTGCTGGGACTCGGTAACCCAGAGCAGGAGGATGAGCGGGAAGAGCAGGATCACCGCCACCCACGCGAGGGTGGTTGTCATGGCAGTGATGAAATGGGGTGGTTAGAAGCCGCCGGGGCATCCGAAGAGACCACCGGGTTCAACTAACCGAGTGAAGCCTAGCCTATGTGGAGCGACTAGCGCAAGTCAGTAGAGGCGCAACCCGCGAACAGCTTTACCGCTGGTGGCGCGGCCAATGATGAAAGGGGTGCCCCGTGCTCGCAGCGCAGGGGCCAAGCTGGCTGGGATCTTGTCTCGTCAGCGGAGAATCCGGGGCGCGCTATCCGGCTTGTGGCCTGAACGAAGACTAGCCTACGCGGAACGACTAGCGCAAGTCAGTACAGCCGCAGACCGCGCAGCGGTAGACCCCTTTGCAACACAAATGAGTGTGCGCACGGTGCCGACAGAATTAACCTCAATCACCTTGTAGATACTTGGGACGCCAAGCACAGGCTTGAGCAGACGACCGGTTGCTGTGGCGGTCACTCTGCAGCCTCCGCCTCTGCCAAAGCTGCGTTAATCAGCCCAGCCTTGACCAATTCCAACACGCCTATCAACTCAACAGTTTGAATTTCGTGTTCATCAATAAGCTCATAAAGCTTGGACATGAACTCATCCATTGGATTTTGGCTTGCGAGTGCGGCGCCGCTTGGGCGGGCCTTGAGTATTGCGCGGACCTGGACGAATGTTGCTTTTGGCAGTTTTTGCTTTGCCCGTGCCCATGAATGCTAACTGATTGGCGTAAATCTTTTGCGCACGACGAGCAGGCTGGCTGCCGCGTGATGCTGCATCAGCTGCACGTTGCGCACGGCGTTGAATGATCTTGCGTGCGTTGCGATTGATTAAACCACTGCTGCCGCGAAGATAGATTCCGGCAAGGCGTCCCTGAATTCCTGTTTCTGAGCGATTGGCTATTGCCCGAGCCTGTCGTCTATCCATTTTGTCTACTAGCTTTTTGCTTTCATCTAACACGTTTCTAACACGCTGCTTGAGCCCAGGCGGTGCTTTTGCTGCCGACTTAAGTCGTCTTGCAGCCTTAGCTACTACGCCGGAATCAGTGCGCGGGGTATAGCTGCGGATTGCATTGCTTCGTGTTAGCAGCGGTGCTTTTCTTGGCCGTTTTGTGCTGCTGATCTTGTTGGCTGGCGCACTGCGTTTTAGACCACCTGTTGAGCGAATGTTGGTAACAGGCGCTGCATTAGGCGGTTGTCGGCGGCGGCTTGAACGGAATCGACCTGACACCGCAGAAAGCCTTGTACGACTAGCAGCTTTTGCAACGGCGAGCTTGTTGCGGCCTCTAGTGACTGCACCGCGTTGCGCAGGACTAGGAGAGGAAGCTGCTTTGGCTTGACTGCGGCGCAGGCTAGATCGAGCGGCCAGAGTGCCTTTGCCTTTGACAACGGCTGATGCTGTGCTTTTACGCCCCCCACCACCGCCACCACCGGCAAAGCGGCCCAGTGCATCCCTTTTATATGTACGCGCCACATTTAGAGATAATCTTATCTAGGTTTCCAGTCAGTACAGCCGTAGGCCACGCACCGCCTTGCCGCTAGTGGCACGTCCGACTTCAAAGCAACGGTGAACGATGTAGCCCAGGGCGTCGTTCATGTGGTCGAAACCCGCTTCTTTGTCGGGATCACCTTTGTCGTTGTAGCTCTGCAGCTCCAGGCACTCGATAGTGCGCTTGCACCTTGGATCGACGAACAGGCGCACATCGCCATTGCCGTTCTCTAGTAGGGCTTGCACCGCTGCGATACGGTCTCGCACCGGCGGGTTGGCCTTTGGGGCCATGTTGTTGATGTCGTAGGCCTCAAGGATGGCTACATCGCTGCGTGAGCTATTGGTGCTGCGGGCTGCGCCGGAAGCATCGGGGTAGCCAAGGATCCGGGCTTTGCCGTAACGGCGGCGCACCTCTTGCGCAAGGCTGTCAGTGTCATGGGCACCGCTGATCTCATCAAAGACGTGGAGTGTGTTGCCACGTCGGACAGCGAGGATGCCGGACATATTGCCGACGTTGAAGTCAACGCCAAGCAGGATCGTCTCGTCGGGATCCCAGCTGGTCGGTTGGACGTGCTTGTCGCGGCTGAAGCGGTCGTAGACCTGACCGGTGGTGAGGTTGACCCATTGGCCTTCGAGGTAGGCCAGCAGCAGGCTGGGGTCGTAGTTGGCCTTGAGGGTCTCGATGAAATCCGGCGGCAGGTGCGGGTTGTCGTAGGTGCGCATCCTGATCAGATGCCGATCATCACGCGCTAGGGCTTCTTCAGTGCCGAAGTTCTGGTACAGCCAGCTATAGCCCTCGGGTGTAGAGGCTGCGGCGAACTGGCGAGTGTTACCGGAGCGCAGGCGGCCAAGGATCTTGGTGAATGCCTTTTGCGCCAGCGTCTTATTTACGGTGTCCACCTCGTCCGCGAGACACCAGGCAAGGTTGAGACCGATGAGGCGTGTCCAGTTCTCGAAGGAGCGGCACAGGATCTTGGTGTCACCGCCGGGTAGGTGCAGGATGTATTCCGGGAGCGGTGAGGCCCTGAAGGTGTAGGGGATGTCGTAGGCCTCTAGGAAGTCGTCGAAGTCGTTTTGCCAGATGTCGCGGATCAGTGGGCCGGTTGGTTCCATGACGCAACCTATAAAGCCCTGATTAGCGATGGCGAGGTTGACGGCCTTGGCAGCTAGGGCACGTGTTTTACCTGAGCCGTAACCAGCGCAGAGGGCAACGATCTTGTGATCGGTGTCGTCGATGAAGGCCTGCTGCTTGGGGTGCAGGTCGCTGTAGATGCGAGCGAGGAGGGCATTGCTGTCACGCACGACAGGACCAGCACTGCGTCCTAGCTGGATCTGAGCGCGTGCTGCGCTGAGGGGATCAAGCGAGAGCGCCAAGACCAGCCGCCTGCATGCGGAGCAGGAGTTGATCTTGCTGCTCGGGTGTCAGATCGGACTGCTGAATGACTTGGACAACGGTGGTGAGGGTATTGAGCACTTCGCGTCGTGTGGCGGCTGCGTCTGACCAGCGATCACGCCAGCGAGCGGAGTGAGTGAGAAGCCATTGAGCGTCGCGTGTGTCGCCGTTAGCGATTTTGGCGGCCAAGGCTTCTTCACCTGCTACGGCAGCCTCTTGAATAGCCGCTAAAAGCGCGGATTCAAGTTCAGTGGCCTCCGCAGTGTCGGCATTAGAGATCCACATGCGAAAGGTGGAATCATCAACACCACAAGCTTCAGCGATGTTGCGCTGAGACCAACCCAAGGCAGCAAGTCTTGCTGCCTTTTCAATCAAGTTGGCGTTGAGTTTGTAGTGTCCGCGCTCTTTAGCCATGGCCGGAGTTTAACCGGGGGAGGGCATGAAGAGGGTGCCATCTGAGGCTAGGACTTCAAGGCGCAGTTCAGCGTCTTGAGCATCAAAGGCCCAGATGGTGGCCATGCGAGGGAGGGTTTCGGGTGAAACGGTGAAGATAAAGAGGTAGTTGCCTTCAGTGTTGTCTTGAGCGGCGGTAGGGAGGTAGAGGCCTGTGAGGCGATAGGTGGCGAGGAGTTGACGAGCGATGTATTCAGCTTCAGCCATGGTGGAGTCGTCATTGAAGACGAGACCGAAGGGTTCGCCGGTGTAGGGGTATTCAGCGACGACGGACCACGGTTCCATGGCGCCAAGGTTGGCTAGGTTAGTTTGCCGCCAATGGGATGATGGTGATGAGGGCACCTGGGCGTTCTTGTTGGGTGGTGTAGCGCTTGTGGGCGGATAGTTGAACCACCTGAGAATCGTCGTGAAGAAGAGTGCCAGTGAGGGCATCAAGCACGGCACGGGAGAGCTTGTCGATGTCGCCTTTCTGCTTAGAGGTTAGGTGGAGTGGAGCTTTAGGAGATAGACCGGATTTGAGGAAGTGACCTTTGGGTCTGAGGAAGCGAAAGACGATGGAGATGGAGACGGGTGCTGCGGTGAGGGGGTGATTGG